CAAACAGATCGGGGCGCATTTTCATCCGGGTTTAATCGTACTGAAAGTAGCCAAAGCGCTAAGGGTAAAGGTACTCAAGCTGGTTTCAACGTCTTATAACAGGAGTTAAATTATGCCGTTACCTTTATTAGCATTAGCAGCAGGCAGTTTGCTTGCGGGCAAATTTGGCCAAAATCAATTACAGCGAAGTAATCAAGATCGCAACGAACAAAAGTTTCAGAGCTTGCTTGATGATGACTTGGCTAAGTTCAGGGATCGTGAACAGTTATTGTTCGACCAAGGATCTGGCCCAATTAATCCAGGTCTGCTTGCAGAATTTTCACCAAGCAACGAACTGTTAGCAAGGGCGTCCGCACTACCGGGTCGGGAAAACCTACTCAATACAGTGGCTCAAGGTGAGAATGCACTGCGCCTCCAAAAACAGGGGCAGATATGGGATAATGAAAATATGACATTAGCCCAGAAAACAGCGCTTGAAGCCACGCAACAGCAAAGGCAGTGGGAGCAGTCCAGGCGTGAGTTTGAGTTTAATAACCCTTCAGCGGTACAACAAGCACAACTAAACGCACAACAGCAAGGCTTTGGGTTGCAGCAACAAGGGATTGACTTGCAGCGTGAGCAATTCGGAGTTCAACAAGAAGCCAATCGAAACAAACTGTTGCAAGAACAATTCTTCAGACAGTTCCCAGGTGCAGGTTTGACGGGCAAGGCTGCAATTGATTTTCAACAAGGGATCAATTCAGTAACTAGCGCAGTGTCAACACTTGACGATGCTATGGAATTTGTCGGACGCCGGAGCGTTGGCGAAGGAAGATTTGGTGGTGATTTGCAAGCCTTGAATACAAGCATACAGGCGACTGTTATGCCTGCGATGATGGATTTATTAAATACAGGTGTGTTGCAAGACGCTGAAAGAAAAAACATTCAGGATATGATGGGAGACCCTACAGCATTTTTCACTACAGGTGGACGGCAGACAAAGAAAATGGCCGCGTTGCGTGAAGTCTTAAACCGGCATAGAAAGTTTAAGTTTGGTTTAGCAGGACAGCAAGCGCCGGAAATCCCGCGCGGTAGTTCGTCATTTGTTGAGTCAATACAAAACAGATCTGACAGCGCAAGATCTGCGCCAAGACGTGAGGATATAGACTTCACACTCCCAGGCAACCAGCGTGCTGTTAGGAAGCAAAACTTACTGGATCAATAACAAGCTATGGATAGAATAAGGATAGGCACAAGCAAGATAGACGGGAGCCTATGGGCAGAACAACCCAATGGTGAATTAGTATCCATCACTGAAAGCCAAGCAGACCAGATAAGGAATGACCCAGGCGTTATAGGAAACTTTATTGAATCTGCGGGTAACCAGGCTAAACAGTTATTACTTGGAGCGGGGCAGTTACTACCAGGAAGTGAAGATTATACACAACGTCTACAAGAAGCCAGACAAGCACAAGAAGCACGCGGCCTTGTTAGCCCCATTGCAGCGGGCCTAGGACAGGCTTTACCGTTTGTTGCTACTGGGGTAGGGGCTGGCGCGATTGGTGCCGCTGCTGGCGGTCTAAGGGGCGCTATAGGGGCAACAGTTGGCACTGAAGCATTGCTAGGTGCTGCTGACAATCCAGAAAGCCCGATTCAAGGCGCTGCAATAGGTGCTGGTATTGGTGCATTGCCATTCGTGGCGGGCGCTGCTGTTCAGCGTATGAGTGGACGTGTTTTGCAGAATATAGACAGGGCAAGTGCTGCTGCACCTGTCCGTGCATCGGTTGATGATATGGCTGACTTCGTAGCAGGTGCGGAACGGGAAGGGTTAAGGGTTCCGCTCAGTGTAAGGGCGCAGTCCGACACATTACAAGATATTTCTTTGGGTGTGCAAAGCAACCCTTTGTTAGCGCCATTAGCTCAAGGAGCGCAACGGCACAATTCAAAACAACTTTTAGCACGTGCAAACGAAGCTATGGGATTGGATGCCAACAGGGTGCTTACTCCGCAAGTTATGCGCGAAGCATCAAAACAAACTTCGTCTGAATTTAGGCGGCTTGCGCAGTCTCAAGGGCCAGTGATGAGCAAGCAAAAAATTGTCGACACAATAACTGATGAGATAGGGGAATCGTTTGTAGGCAAGCAGAAGCTGCTTAAACAGGTCAACAGGCTACTAAAAGACTTTCAGGCTGATGAACTAACCACGGATAATTTGATGCGCTTCCAGAGCAGTCTAGGCGATTTAGCGCGCAAACCTTCAGCAAAAGGAGAATTAGGCGGGCAGATTGGAAAAGCCAGGGATTCTATTATTGACGCTATACCAGCCAATCCAGGTGATGAAGCAGCGTTCAAGGTAGCCAGGGAGCAATGGGCAGCACAGCGGGCGGTTCAGGATTCTTTAGGGGTACGTGGTGAATTGTCGGCAAAAAAGATTGCTAAACGGATATTGACACGGGAAGGGGATACGCCTATTTCTAAATTAGGACGTACGGCTGAAGCTATGAAGTTTATGAGCGATTCTAAATTTGGAACGGAGAATTCAGTAAGGGGTGGATTAACCGGTGCGCTCCTGCCGCCTGTTGGAATAGGGGCAGGAGCATATGGTTTATTTAGCAATTAACACTCAAAAGGATTTGATGCACACATTATGCCGCGGTGAGTCTTTGGCGCCGTGCCATAACCGCCATGTTGATTTTGCTGCATGATTTCCTGATGGGTGATAGGTTGTCGATTAATACGATTACCTAACATTCCAGGATTGTGGTGAGGATTCATTTGCTTCATCATCTGGTCATGAGTATTAGCTTGTCTACCCATTTCACCACCAAGCTGTCCATAATGTGAAACTTGAGCAGATGCATTAAAGCTAATTAGTAAAACAATTAATAAGTATTTCATTTTTAAACCTTTTTAAGTTAGCGGAGTCTATATTGAGTTATAGACTCCGTTATTTCTTTATGCTATAACAAGTGCTATAATACCGAACAGTGCAAAGCCTATAACCATCCCGGCTGAAAAAACGTAAGCAATTGTTCGTAAGTCGTAATTATGGGTGTAATCTATTTCATTTTTCATGGTGGCTTCCTTAGAATGGTCTACCGTGGTTGGGATGGAAGCCGTGCAATAGTTCGGCTTCCTTTCTTGCTGCTACTGCGTAATGAATATTTTCAAAGCAGCCTAAATAATGATGTTTTCCTTTTGAACAGATAACAGCTACCCACTTTTTTGCTTGGCTGTTCCAATTTACGCCGGTTACACCTGTGGTGCTTGCTTTAGATAGTTTGGCGTTCTTGCTATTTTCTTCGCTTGTAACTTCACGAATATTAGTCCATATGTTGTTTAATGAGTCTTGATCTTCATGGTCAATTTCTATTGGCCAATAACCATTCATCCAAAAGAAGGCAAGCCGGTGTGCATAATACTTTTTGCCTGCAATGCCTATCGTGATGTATTTCTTTTCTTTGACCTTAAGAACAGTCCCTGCAACACTGCCCTTTGCTGCGCGGCCACTAGCCTTACTTTTCCAAGTAAATATCCCTGTCTCAGCGTCGTAGTCCAATATTTCTTTTAGTCTTTCTTGCGTTAGATCTTTCATTTTACTAGTCCTATAAAGTTATGGCATTCTGTAATAAACGTAATGATTACCATCAACGTTCGGCGCGTATGTGCCATGCATACGGCCTGTAAAGTCGCAATACCAAAGGAGTTTTTCTTTGATAATTCCTATGTTTCGTGCGTAGTAGATGAAGTTCCCGTACACCCTGTAGCCGTCAATTAAAAACTGCCCAGGTGTATCATCACCGCAAGGGGCAATGATGCTTGATGCGCTACCGTGGCGCCAGAATACTTTTACAACATCATGGTATTCATGCTCACCGTAACCAGGGATGTCAACAAACAATGTAGCGTAATGGTCGACTACTTCAGCGTAGCTATATGATAGTTTTTTAGCTACCGGGTTCTGATGCGGGTATCCTGTCGCCCTGGCGTGAAAAGGTGTTGAAGCTGTCCATAAGTCCGATAATATTGACCGTCCATCGTAAGCATGGCTAGGAGCTATTAGGATCGGCTTTCTGTCAAGGTTGGCGTATATGTTCAAGGTTCCATCGCCACATTCAAGGTTAGGCTGTCCTGCTACTTCCCATATTGAATCTGATGCGTACCTGTGGCCGGTCTGCACTTCATCAACACCGCAGTCTGACTCAGCACCGATAAATCTTTCCTGGAATCTGTACCACTGTCCGTCCTTATGATCAGGCGCTACCATCCATTCATAACTTTTACCAAAATCAATAGTTATTTCCTTTTTCTCATTTCCGAAACCATCAACCATTACATACGAAGGGAAACCGTGGTGCATATCGTAATCAATGAAGTTGATAGCTTGGATAGGGGCACTAAAGAAAAGTAATGTTATTAACAGATGTTTCATTTTACTTACCTTTGTTTTCTGAATCATTCCAGATTTTAACCAGTGCTACACCACGTTGACCGCTGCCTTTGTAAATCATTTGCGGCGACAACATGTAAACACCTGACTGTATTTTGGTGATTAGCTTCTTTTTATACAGCTTGTTAATAATGGTATTGATTAGATTCTGGCTTACGCCGCTTTCTTTCTCCATTGCTGCATAAGTTGCGATTACGTAATTGGTTCTTTTATCGCTTTTAGACAAAAGATAGCTAAGAAATTTAGCTGCTGAACTGCTGTTGCTGCACTCAATGTACTGCATTAGTGTCTCAACGTAGCACTTTGACCAGGATTCATAACCTTTCTTAACAAACAAGGCAACCGGTTTTACTTCACCTGTCAATTTGTTTACTAACTCCCAGTTTTCAGGTACGTCTATATTTTCATCATTCATTGTGTTACTCCTATTAAAATGTTTATATTCGACTAATTAAGCTTCTAGTATACACTGTTATTTACAAGTTGCAAGTAAATTGATAGTTTATTTGTTTGCTAGCTCAAATTATTAGTATTTACCCCTTACCTATTTTAATTTACCCCCCACACAGGGGGTACGCACCCCCCACACAGGGGGTAAAATAAAAGTTAAGTTGTTGTTTTTATATGGCATAAATTTTCTCCCTTCTATGTCTATTACTAATATAAATAAATGCGATAAGCGAAGTGTTCCGCTGACAAAAGAAAAAGCACAAAAACCATAAACCTTTCCTTATCCAAATATAAATCCTATTCAAAGCAAACCGATTAATCTTGGGTCAGATAAGACGGAATTAAATAGCGGAAATCCGCTAACTCAACTCTGATTACAATCAACTACTTACCTTTACGGGTTAACAAATTCGTGTTATGATTTGCACTTGCAAGCTGCGTAAAACAAATCACTAACACGATATGACAAGAAAGAAAAACATACGGGACAACATCCAAGCGCAAAAGCTGATCGACTTATTGCAAGCACACGCTTTAGGCGAAGACACCCTGGACCCTTTCCGATTAAAGTCTATTGAGTTGTTACTAAAAAAATCATTACCGGATCTTAAAACTAGTGAGACGATCAAAGTCAAAGACAAAGCAGATAGTCGAACGATCTTTGTTATCAGATAGAACGGAAGTCATTGCGAACCTAAGACCGCATCAACGCGCTGTTTATGATGGTATGGCAAGGTTCAATACGTTACTGGCCCATAGACGGTTCGGTAAAACTGTATTGGCTATCCTGATACTGATTGAAAAAGCACTGGCCTGCGAAGAAAGACGGCCACAAGTGCATTACTACTGCCCAAGCTACAAACAAGCTAAGCGGGTAGCATGGAGCTACGTTAAAGAATTCACGGCATTATTTCCTGGTACACAAACAAACGAACTTGAGTTAAAGGCTACGCTGGCTGACGGCCAAGTAATCCAACTTGGATCTGCAGATAACCCAGATGATTCACGTGGTATTTATTCCGACTTCGTGGTACTGGATGAACCGGCACAAATGCCGCCAAGGATGTGGACTGAAGTATTACGCCCTGCACTGTCGGATAGAAAAGGCGGTATGCTGGCTATTGGTACACCTTCAGGCCGACATGGTTTATTCTATGACTTGTACAACCAAGCCCTTAACAGTAAAGATTGGTGGAACGGGGTATATCGTGCCAGTGAGACGGGTGTGGTGGATGCTGATGAACTGTTAAGCGCACGCAGGGCAATGAGCAAAGCTGAGTATGAACAAGAATATGAATGTAGTTGGGATGCTGCAGTCAAAGGCTCTTATTGGGCTGAAGTGATGCAAGCATTGGAGATAGGCGGCAAGATTACAATCGTGCTACCTACGTATGGCAAGCAGACACACATTGCACTGGATCTGGGCATTAACGACGCTACAGCGGCATGGTTTTTCCAAACAGACGGCGAACTGTGCCGGGTGATTGATTATGCTGAGTATACAAACATGGGGTTACCTGATATGGTTGAAGATTGGCGGCAACGTGGTTATACATACGGAAAGGTGATAGCTCCGCATGATATACAGGTGCGGTCATTAAGTACCGGAGTGACCAGACACCAGACATTATCAGAATTAGGATGTGATGTTATCGTAGCACCAAAGGGAACGGTTATTGAAGGGATTGATGTAACAAGGGGATTCTTAAGCAAATGTATGTTTGACCGGGAAAAATGTGCTGATGGTATTGAAGCGCTGAGACAATTCCGCGCAGACTGGCAAGATAAAAGGGGAGTGTTAGCATTAAGGCCGTTACATGATTGGACAAGTCATGGTGCCGATGCTATGAGATACTTAGCTGTAACCGGATTGGATACACTTGAGAATAGATGGGGTAGGATTGACTACTCCGAAATGGATAAAGGTTTGGCTTATGCGTAAGGAAGAAATAGCGGCAATAGTTTATCGTGAAGTAACGCAAGCGCGTGGATATGACACCGATACTTTGTCGGCTGCACGTAAAGCGGCGTTAGATTTGTATGAAGGGCGCATGATAGCCGCACCTGAAGGCCGTAGCCAAGCTATAAGCCTTGATGTTGCTGACAGTGTACATGCGATACTGGCACAAATAACACCTGTGGTAAGAACGTCTCAGATTGAGTTTGAGCCACAATCCCAAGAAGACGAACAACCCGCACAAATGGAGACTGATTTTGTACAAGTTTCGATTGAGCGCGCTAGTGGTTATGACGTTTTGGATGACTCTATTTTTGACGCTTTACTTGTGGGTAATGGTTGGCTGCATGTTCACGTCGATGAAGAAACGGTGGAGACTGAGCAAAAATTCCCTTCCAAGTTAACAGACGAAGAACTGTTTATTATTCAGCAAAGCATCCAAGCCGATTCGGTCAAGATGAAAGAAACGGAAAACGAAACAATCGTAACGATTACCAACACGACTAAAAAGTTGATGGTTGAAAGCGTCCCACCTGAAGACATGCTGTTTTCAGAAGAAGGTAGTGGTTACGAAGTCGATCAGGTTCGATTCGTTGCGCGCAAGCGTTTATACACGGCTTCAGCGCTAAAAGAAAAAGGGGCAGCACAGGCCGTCATAGATAGCCTTCCTGACGCTGTAGAATTATATGATGGAGATATAGCCAGACAAGGGATATATGCCGCTGACGGGGATTACAGAAGCGTTCAGCAAGCAAACAGATTGAAACGTGTGTACGTCTGCTACATTAGACTGCAAACGACTGAAGCGAACAAGGTGCAATTGCGTGAAGTGTGGATAGGTGAAAATGGCGGTGATGTTCTGTTTGATGAACCCGCCGACTTTATCCCTTTCATTTGTGGCTCAGCAATACCAATGCCACACCGTATCGTGGGGACAGGTATCGGGCAGCTATTAGCACAGGTACAAAACCAAAAGACTCACGTGTTACGCCAGTACATGGATAACTTAGCGGTTCTGAACGGTTCAAGAATGGGCGCTATTGAAGGTCAAGTTAACATGAGTGACCTAACCAATGGCCGAATAAATGGCGTTGTAAGGATGCGTAGCCCTGATGCTATTGTCCCTTTGCCGGCCAGTGACATAGGCCCGCAAGCAATATCAGCTTTGAATTACTTGGATCAGGTAAGAACGCAACGGGTTGGCGCCGCTTTAGACTTTAATGAAGTGCAAGCACAGTTGATGGGCACAAGTGCAACAGCAGCAGCCGGCCAGCTAAGTAAGGTTGAGCAGATGGGTGGTTGGTTTGCTGGCAACATCGTGCGCACTATGCTTATGCCTTTGTTTCAATTGGTACACAAGACACTCAGGACAGAATTAGCAGGCCCAGTCATGGCAAAAATAGCAGGCAAGTGGCAACAGGCCGATACGTCTCAATGGCAGGAAAGACAGATTACAGATGTTAAGATGGGATTAACCACAACTGAAAAGGCTGAAAGGTTAAGTGCATTATCCCAAGTGCTGGGACAATTACAAGGAATGATGAGTACGGGCGGCAATGGTGTAATTACTGACACTCAACGAATCTACAGCGCTATGTCTGATTGGATTAGAGCAGCGAACCTTGGACCACCTGATCAATACTTAATTGACCCGTCAAGCCCAGAAGCGCAACAAGCATTGCAGCAGCAGGCACAGGAACAACAACTGCAAGCGCAAGAACAATTACGTATACAGGCTGAAGAAATTAAACTTAACCAAAACTTTGAGCTAGAAAAGCAAGGCCGTGATCTTTCCTACAAAGAATGGGCGGATAGACTAAAAGCTGAAATTGAAGAAGCCAAGCTAACAGTGGATAGCACTATCAAGGTTAAAGAATTGAATCTAAACAAACAGGACATTGACGATGGCGACACTGACTGAGAAAGAAAAGCTGGTAATTGTTGAAGAACTATTCAAGGAAGTGACAGATCAGATCTTGTATGAGATTACCAACAAAAAGAAAGACCGGCAACAGTTACTTGCTGAATTGGACGCATTAACATCTATGAAGGAACGGTTGTATGCAAGAATTACAAAGTGATGCACAAGAATTAGACGAATTGCTGTCCGATCCACAATCAATCAATGAGACGGATCAGATAACAGATTTATTGTCGGGGAAGCCTGAGAAGGAAGAAGCGACAGACCCAGCCCCTGAGAAGGAGCAAGACGCTGAGCCGGAGACGGATGAAAGCGAAGATGCAAAGATTGATTATGGTATGAAAGTACCAATGCCCGGCGGTGCTGAACCTGTAACATTGGGTGAATTGAAAGACGCATATCAGGAAAAGCAAGACTTAACACTTGATTTGACAGACCGTGAGAACAGACTGGCAATTGAGTATGACAAGGTTAAGGATTTAGCGCAAATGGCCGATAGCCTAGACCCTGAAGCAAGGGAAAGGCTACAAGTTCACGCTCAGCAGGAGTTTGAGAAAGAACAGGTTAAACTTGCAAACATCATGCCTGAATTGTCAACACCTGAAGGCGTTAAAGCGGTAAGGGAAGACTTGTATCAACTTGGATCAGAATACGGGGTTAGTAACGATCAGATAGATCAGGTTAAAGATGCCGTAACAATCAAAATGATGCACGACTATGCCAAGCTACGCAAAAGCATTAAAGCAGCTAAAGAAACTGTTAAGCCGTTAAAGAATGCCAATGTTAAAGCAGGGAAAGGTCGTTCAAACGTAAGTAATATTGATGCAGCAATAACCAAAGCCAAACAAACTGGATCACACCAGGATCAGACGGCGGCTATTGATGCTCTAATTTCAGGAGTAAAGTAACATGGGTGCAGACGTAACACACGTAGCGGCTGATGCCGTAACCTTCGGTGGAGTAATCCGCGAAGATGTAATGAACAAGATATGGGATATTAGCAACATCCCTTTACCATTCACTGAATTGTGCGCAAAAGGGACGCACACCAACAAGCGGGTTGAGTTTGTAACTGATGAATTGGCAGCAGCAGCAACAAGCAACGCTGTTATTGAAGGCGCTGATATCACTCAATCAGATGGAAGTCTAGGTGCAAGACTTGGCAACTTTACGCAAATCGCTGTCAAGAATGTAATCATCACAGACACCGCTGAAGCTGCTAACAGTATCGGCGGGCAGGCTAGCCTATCCTATCAGGTGAAAGAACGCCAGAAGGAGCTTAGACGGGACGTAGAAGCGCAAATGCTGACACATCAAGCTAGTGTTGTGGGTGATGCATCCGCAGCGGCTTCCGTATCGGCTGGTATCGGTGCGCAGATAGAAACAAACCTGGAAGTTGGATCGGGTGGATCTGCCGGTGGTTTTAACACTTCCACAGGTGTATTTGATGCACCTACCCCCGGTACTAAACGGGCGTTGACTGAAACATTGATTCGTGACGTGTTGCAGGCTGTTTATGAGGCAGGTGGTAATACTGAATGTCTAATGGCCCGGCCTGTTGTTATTCGTTTACTTTCGACGTTTCTATTCGGCTCAACTGCCCGTGTTGCGACACTAACCAGTGAGAAGAACCAATCGTCTGGTAATACTCCAATGACGGCTTATGGTTCAGTTAATGTGTTTGTTACTGACTTCGGGCAGGCTGTTGCTTTGAAAGATAACCGTTTGCAAGCTGTTGATGCAACGGCTACTTCAAGTATGTATTTCTTGGATCGGTCGAAGCTTAAGCAGTCTTTCCTACGGGGCTATCAAGTTGAGCCTTTGGCAAAAACTGGTTTGTCTGAAAAACGCTTGATGAGTGTTCAGTATAGTTTGCTGGTACTCAATGAGAAATCACAAGGCGCTATCATGGCAATTGATGAAGCTTTGGCAGTAACAGCGTAATGTATAGGCTGACTAATACACACAAGTCAGCCGTTGGTATCCCTGGGAATAGAATGCTTAAACCTGGGGATACTGTCGACATTGATATGAATGATATGGAAAAACGGATAATGGAGAATTGCGGATATGTTGAAATACATGATCTTCGTAGATCCACGGGCGGAAGAAACCAGAAAGAAAATGCGCCAGCAAAAGCCAAGAACGTTGGCAAGCGGAACAATGAAAATGGCGTTACACCTGTCTGATATTGAGCACGCTTACTTGGTAAAGAATAACCCTGACTTAGATGAAGAAGGAATAGACGGGAAAGAATGTTGGCGAAAGTTTATAAATCATCCTGATTCAGCAGCTTTTAGGGTGCAAAAGATCTAATGCTTATCCAATACGGATCTGCTTTAGGTAGGGTAACAAACATAGGTAACCCAATTGCTTTTTCTCCGAATATAGTTAAGTTTGCTGTTGAGACGGGTTACCATATAAGATTCGGTGAAGTTTTAGGTTTTGAAGTTGCTGATATTAAAGACTTTAGTGTTGCACTTACGTTAGATGTAGACCCAGCGGAAACAGTAACAAAAACATTACTTACTGGTGGCGTATTTATTATTGACAATATTATTTCATTCATACTTACTGATACGGATATTACCCACCCTGGCAAATACAAACTTAAGGTTGTATTGACTGACCAGCTAGATAACAGAACACGCATAACGCCGTGTCCTAATAACATGAGATTTTTCTAAATATGAATATTATACAAGGTGGGACACCGGTAAGCAGGATAGTAGACCCTGGAGACCCTATAGCTTTCCGCACTGAGCGATTCTCACCATTTAAAGGCGGCTTCGATTCGTCCAACTGGACGGCTTTGAATGAAGACGGCACTAATAACATTACGACAACCGGCATATATTCTTTTACCATGATCGGAGACGGCGGTACTGATTTAGGTAACCAGCTTGATATTGGTATAGTGGGGGAGCAGTTTAGATTGACGCTTACTGTTACCGGGACAGGTGCATTCCGGATTAATGCAGACAGCGCGGCTGTAGATACAGGACTGACTGCTGGAGCTTCTCAACAATTTACTTTTACCACGGATGGCACAGGTAATATTATCATTAGTCGCAATGTAGCACTGGGAGCCACTAACCTTGCATTTACGATAGATTCACTGGAGATTTTCGGATGACCCCTTCAGCATTAAAAACACGCATAGCACAAGTAACCCATAAGTCTG